CACTGGGAGTATCATGAGAAGGATGGACTGAAGAGATTCAGTGATTTCCTTAAGGAAGGTAACCCTACTACTCGTATGATGCAAAAGTCTAAGTCACAACAGACTGGTAACATTAGTGCAGACAGAGGTACAGACGCAAAAAAGAATAAAGAGTCCCGCAAGGGGCTCGAAAAAGACCTCAAGAAGAAAGGCATCGGATATAAGAAGGGTGTCGGTGAATACAAATATGATGATGGATCTAAAGGACGTGAAGTATCATACCAAACCTCTCCAGGTAAGGGAATGAGTAAGCGTCGCTTTGGTAAAGTTATGCGACGATTGGGTCGCAAACATGGACAAGAAAGTGTTATAACTAAAGATAAGGATAAGCCAGCAAGATTACATGACACTGAATCGAAGAAGCCAAAACCTTCTGAGAAGTTAGGTAAGACAAAACCTGGTAAGCATCCTAAAGGATATGGTGAGACATCTGGCACAAAGGTCAGAAGTAAGAATCTATCTAAGAAGACCAACAAACCGAGTTATCACTATGGTTGAAGAAAGAAGAAAAGTCTGCAAGTATTGTGGACTGACAGCACCAATAGGTCATGCACGTCCATACACATGGATAGAGAAGCATGAACTGCGTTGTGCATTTCGTAACAAAGATAAATAGTTTGACATTTGTGCTATAATTAATCTAGGATTAAGTAAACTATGGGAATGTTACACATGAGAGAGCAATTATTACGTGCAGTATTAGCACATGCTCAAGGTGAAATCGCAAAGCATCGAGCAAATGTAGAAGTTTATCTGGAACATCCAGCAGGTATTGGAGAGCACTCTGACATCACTGAAGCAATCGGTGTTGAGTTAGATAAGATCTCAAGGTACCATGACCAAGTAGAAGTTATAAATAAGTATTTCAAAGCACCGTCGCAACTCAATTCTTGAAGGACAAAAAAGCAGCAAAATTATTAATTAAGAGATCTAAAGAACATCCTGAGCAGTATACTAAAGCAGAAGTATACTATGCAAAGCAGGTTAGGAAAGCCTTAAAAAAGGAAGCATCTGATACCAAAAAGGCATAAATACTTATGTCGTTTGACACAGTGGAGTTGAAACTATCATGTCCCACTATACGGTTGGCTACCACGATACAAGCCGCAACCACTATGAAATCTGTGAGTATGCCACAGATGCATATGAAGCAATACAGCACAGCAAGGAGGATGTCCCTGGTCTAAGGGAGCATCCTCATTTTATTGACTACTGCACTATGGGGATGGAGCTATGAGCCGCATCACTAAAAACAAGCACGAGATAATGTGGTGGATGAGTCGTCTCACCATCATGGGCACATCTCTAGGGTTAGCATTTAGACTAGCAGCAGAAGCATACGTTTAATGGTAGTCTGGGGTGTTATCTGGATGATCGCAATACTACTCATTGCGGTAGGGGTGGTAATCGTATACATATTTAAGTATGATGATTGGTATCCAAATGGGAAAGATGACACCACCATCTCGGAAGAGTTGTTACAACTTCCGAGTGACGGAAGTAACAAAAGTAGTTGATGGAGATACCATTGACGTGGTAATAGACTTAGGATTTGATATCTATAAGCACGAACGTGTTAGAATAGCTGGTATCGATACTCCTGAGAAGAGGACTAGAGATTTAGAAGAGAAGGCATTGGGAATAGATGCTACTAACTGGATGAAAGGAACGTTAGAAGATACAATCAAAGGAGACAATGAACTTACTATCAGAACTGAACTTAAAGGTGGCATGGGTAAGTATGGTAGGCTTCTTGGTTGGTTATACGTTGGCGATGATGATACATCACTCAACGAACAAATGATTGCTGAGGGATATGCTTGGGAGTATGATGGAGGTACGAAGAATAAAAACTTCGGAGAGTTAAGAGAGATTCGTAGAGCACAAGGTACCTTACCCGAAGCACCTGACGAGGGTGATCCCTTACCCGAAGTAGGAGACGGATTACAGTCTACTACTGCTGCAAACTTACCTGGATTATACTAATGTTTGGAATGTTAAATGTCGTAGAGGCATGGAATGAGATCAGTTGGGCTGATGCTATTCCATTTACTCTAGTATTAATAGGTCTTTACTGGGTTAAAGTAAAGATAGATGCATCTGTCGGTATCGGTAGAAAGAAACAGAATCAACTGAAGAGAACTATCGTAGAGGCAATAAAAGAAGCCAATGGCTGAGAAGCAGGAGATATATCTAGGTAACCCCAATCTCAAACGGGCTAACGTTAACACTAACTTCTCACCTCAAGAGGTGCAGGAGTTTATAAAGTGTAGCGAAGATCCTGTTTATTTCATTCGCAACTATATCAAGATTGTTAACCTCGATCAAGGTATAGTTGGTTTTGATCTGTACGATTTCCAAGAAGACATGGTGAATCGATTCCATGAGCATCGATTCAATATAGCAAAGCTACCACGTCAGTCTGGTAAGTCTACAGTGGTTACTGCATATCTCCTATGGTACGCAATTTTTAACGATAATGTCAACATCGCAATCCTCGCAAACAAAGCAGCCACTGCAAGAGAAATGTTGGGAAGGTTACAACTTTCTTACGAAAATCTCCCTAAATGGCTTCAACAAGGTGTGGTCAACTGGAACAGGGGCTCCTTGGAGTTGGAGAATGGAAGTAAGATCTTGGCTGCTTCTACTTCTGCAAGTGCTGTTCGGGGTATGTCCTTTAACATTATATTTCTGGACGAATTCGCCTTTATTCCGACGCATATTGCTGACGAGTTCTTTAGTTCTGTCTATCCTACTATATCTTCTGGTAAGTCAACTAAAGTTATTATCATATCTACCCCTAAAGGGATGAATATGTTCTATAAACTGTGGCATGACGCAGAGAAAGGACAGAATGAATACACTACAACAGAGGTACATTGGCAACAGGTGCCTGGTAGAGATGCTAAATGGAAAGAAGAGACGATACGAAACACATCTGAGGAGCAATTCAACCAAGAATTTGAGTGTGAATTCCTAGGATCTGTTAATACTCTCATCAGTAGTACTAAATTAAAGACATTAATATATGAAGAACCTAAGAAGAAGGAAGCAGGGCTCTCTGTATATGAAGATCCACAGGAAGGACACTCATATCACATCTGTGTTGACGTTGCTAGGGGTCTAACTAAGGATTATTCTGCATTTACAGTGGTAGATACCACAGAAATACCCTATATGGTGGTAGCAAAGTATAGAAACAATAAGATTAAACCATTATTATTCCCAGATATCATTCATAGGGTCGCCACTGCATATAACCAGGCGTATATAATGATAGAAGTTAATGATATTGGTGGACAGGTAGCAGATATTATACAATTTGACCTAGAATACGAGAATTTACTCATGTGTGCCATGAGAGGTAGGGCAGGTCAGGTAGTAGGACAAGGATTTAGTGGTACCAAGGTACAACTAGGGGTTAAGATGAGCACAACAGTCAAGAAGACTGGTTGCTCTAACCTAAAACAGTTGATTGAAGATGACAAACTCATCTTTAAGGACTATGATATTATGGCAGAGCTAACTACATTCATTCAGAGAGGTCCAGCATGGGAAGCTGAGGAAGGATGTAACGATGACTTAGCAATGTGCTTAGTTATTTTTGCATGGTTAGCAACCACAGATTACTTCAGAGAATTACATGACGATGACGTACGTCTCCGCATGTATCAGGAGCAAAAAGATGGTATAGAAGCGGACATGGCTCCGTTTGGTTTTATCGATGACGGAGTTCAGTACGAGGAGACCTTCACGGATGCGGAAGGCGACACTTGGAAGACAGATGAGTACGGAGATAAGGCATATATGTGGGACTACCTCTCGTAAATATACATTTCTATAAATAATTTCAGCATCCGAATTGGAATTCATTCAGGAGATCACACATGGCTTCGACACAGCTTTCACCAGGAGTTGTTGTTCTTGAGAGAGATCTGACCACCGTCGCAAATGCAACAGTAGATAATATTGCTGCAATCGTTGGTGCGTTTGAGAAAGGTCCTGTCGAGGAAATAACAAATGTAACTAGCGAGAAGGAACTTCTCAGCATATTTGGTAAACCTACCGACTATAACTACGAGTATTGGTTTAGTGCAGCACAGTTCTTACTTTACGGTGGTACCGTTAAGATAGTTCGTGCAACTAACGATTCTTTAAAGAACGCAATAGATACTGCACAGTATACAGTAACAAGTTTTAGTGCAAATGACACTACTTTAACTGTTACTTCATCAACAGATTTCGACGTAGCAGACGTACTACTAATCGACTCAGAATTATTAGTTATCCAGAGTGTATCTGGTAGCGACGTAGTTGTATTACGAGGTCAACTTTCTACTTCTGCTGTTAGTCACGCTGCATCAGCACCAATTACTCTAATCGAAGCTGCTGGTACATCTTCTACAATCAATGAAGGGTCAACCTTTACTGATTCTGATACAACTCTGACTGTAACATCTGCTGCTGCACTAGGTGGTGGTACTAACAGTTACATCAGAATTGACGATGAAATCCTACAAATTTCTGGTGTTGCAGGTAATGATTTGACAGTTGTAAGAGCACAGCTAGGCACAACTGCTACATCTCATACCGATGGATCTACTGTTACCCTACAGAATGTTACATCACAGAAGACAACAATCAATGAGCAAACTGCTACTGGTGTTGCTTCACCTCTCATTAAGAATCTTGATGCTTACGAATCTAATGTAGAGACTGCTTCTAACAACTGGAAGTGGGGTGCTAAAACAGCTGGTATTTACGGTAACTCACTAAGAGTTCTTGTAACAGACGCTGGTCCTGACCAAATTCTTTATCTTGCTCAACCAACAAGTGCTGAGTGGGAATTCGATAATAACGCTGAAGTTTCCTATTCATCTGCTAACGTATATGGTCGTGTATATTCATACACAGTTACTGTTACTTTCGCTGATGCTGCAACTTTAATAGGTAAATTCCAGACAGACAACTATATCACTGCTGTTAGTGGTGGTGTTACTGGACGTGTTGTTGGATATGATGAAGAGCATCGCAAGTTAGAAATAACTGTTGACTCTACATCTGCTGACATCATTGAAGTTGGAGACACAATTTCTGAGTTAGCAAATAACTCTAACACACCTGGCTCTGCCACTGGTGATGCAGGAGTTGTTGAGTCTGTAACTCGTGAATTGCGTGTTGCTCTTAATCAAGGGTCACCTCAGTTCCAAGCAAACCAGACAGTTGTTGATAAAAATACTACAACAATCGCTGTTGCTAACGTAGAGTCTGACTATGAGTCAAGAATTTACGGAGAAAATGCTAAGTGGATTAACTTAGCTGCAAGACCTACTACTTCAGCATGGACTGCTGACCGTGGTGGACACAATGACTTAATGCACATCTTAGTCATCGATGGAGATGGAGCAGTAACAGGAGTTCCTGGATCAGTTATTGAGAAGCATCTTAATGTTTCTAAAGCAACAGATGCTAAGTCACCTCAAGGCGATAACATCTATTACAAAGATGTAATTAAGAATTTCTCTGAGTATCTCTATTGGGGTAGTCACGAAACAGCACAGGTATATGATAAAGATACTAACGCTGCTGGATCATGGGGTGTGTCAGGTATTAATAAGGAATTTGACCTTATTAAATCAGATTCATCCTTGAATAACATGGATGACCCAAGTGGTACAAATCCATTATCACTCGCTCTACTTGGTACAAAGAATAGAGCAACACTTAAGTATAGTCTACAAGGTGGTGTAGACGGATATACAGTTTCAAGGCCAAACTCACTCGCTGCATACGATCTATTCAACGATGCTGAGACAGTTGATGTAGACTACATTCTAATGGGTCCATCAATGAGTGGTGTTGATGATACAATCGCTAAAGCACAGCACATAATTTCTATTGCTGCTGCTAGAAAAGATTGTATTGCTTTCGTATCTCCTTATCGTGGTGATATTATTGGTCAACCTAGAGTTTCTGATATCGTAACAAGAACAGTTAACTACTACGACCAGTTATCAAGCTCATCATATGCTGTATTTGATAACAACTACAAGTATATCTACGACAAGTATAATGATGTTTATCGTTACATTCCATGTAACGCTGACGTTGCAGGACTTGTATTAAGCACAACTATCAACCAAGAACCTTGGTATTCACCAGCTGGTTTCAACAGAGGACAGTTACTTAATGCAATCAAACTTGCTTACTCACCTCTTAAAGATCATAGAGACACACTTTATGCTTCAAGAGTTAACCCAATCGTAGCATTCCCTGGAGAAGGATTAGTCCTCTTCGGAGATAAGACTGCACTTTCTTATCAGTCTGCATTCGATAGAATTAACGTAAGAAGGTTATTCTTAGTCATAGAGGAAGCAATTTCTGCTGCTGCTAAGACACAACTCTTTGAATTAAATGACGAGTTTACTCGTGCACAATTCAAGAACATAGTTGAGCCTTTCCTACGCAGTGTGCAAGCACGTCGTGGTATCGTTGACTTCTTAGTAGTCTGCGACAGCACTAACAACCCTGCCGAGTCTATTGACCGTGGTGAATTCTATGCTGAAATCTTCGTGAAGCCAACACGTAGTATCAACTTCATCACATTGACATTCACAGCAACAAGATCTGGAGCAAGCTTCAGTGAGTTAGTATCATAATGAGTAAACCGTGGCACGTCTTCGTGCTCAACCTCAAATAGGAGACAAATAAAATGGCAAATGAAGTAGAAAAACTCCCTGGTCAGGAAACCAATGCTAGAGTTTCCACACCAATACTTACTTTTAGGGACAAAATTGGCGATTTAGCCCGTCCTAACCTGTTTCAGGTTGACTTAGGATGGCCTGATGTGGTAACATCAGATGGTAAGCCTGATCCTGGTGCTGATCCTGGATCTACTGCACAAGACAATGAGTCTAAGAGTGGTGCATCTACACTTGGAACTAATGCATCTTCATCAAGTTTCGCAAGTTTCTTGATTAAGGCAGCAAATATACCCGCAGCAACAGTGGGTGTTATTGAAGTTCCTTATAGAGGTAGGACACTTAAGATTGCAGGAGACAGGACGTTTGAACCTTGGACAATTACTGTCCTTAACGACCAAAACTTTGCACTTAGGAATAAGTTTGAAGAATGGTCTACTAAGATTCAAGCACTTCATCAGAACAAGCAATCAACAAATCAGATTGAAAAATATCAGACTAATGCTTGGGTAAGACAATTAGGAAGACAAGGACAAGTCATTAAGACTTATAAGTTTGAGGGTATATGGCCTTCAACTATTTCCGCAATTGATCTTGCATGGGATAGTAACGATACTCCAGAAGAGTATACAGTTGAGTTCCAGGTTCAGTACTGGACATACGACTCTGACAGAAACACAGGTAATTCTACCTCTTTAAGATAGGGTCTATAAATATAATTAAATGGAGATAAGTTGAATGGCACAGTTATTTGGTTATTCACTTGATCGAAAGAAGAAGGGGTCTAAAGGTTTAGGCCCTTCTTTCGTAACGAAAGATTCAGATGACGCAGCACAACCCATTGTAGCTGGTGGTTATTTTGGACAGTACGTAGATCTAGGTGATGCTGCTAATAAAGCAAGTGATGTAGATTTGATTGGTAGATACCGTGAGATGTCTTTACATCCAGAGGTAGATCAAGCAGTCGGAGATATAGTTAATGAAGCCATTGCAGGTGACTTAGACGATAAAACAATAGAAATTAATTTAGAAAACTTTCCTGGTAGTAACTCAGTTAAGACAAGAATTCGTGAAGAGTTTGAAAATGTATTAACTCTACTAGATTTTGATAGGAAAGCATATGATATCTTCCGTAGGTGGTACATCGACGGAAGACTTTTTTATCATAAGATGATTAATCCTGATAATCCTCAGGAAGGTATGACTGAGCTCAGGTATATCGACCCTAGAAAGATTAAAAAGGTGATTGAATATGATAAACCAAAAGACAGGGTTTCCCCCGCAGACCCAGAAGTTAATACTTTAATACCAAAGAGTGTAGAGTACTTCATTTATTCACCTAAGGGGTTACGTGGGTATGAGAACCACGGAATAAAAATTGCACCTGACGCAGTATGCTTTGTCCACTCAGGACAATTAGATATGCAGCGTAACTATGTGCTATCTCATCTACATAAAGCTATTAAGGCAACTAACCAGTTGAGAATGATTGAAGATTCACTGGTTATTTACCGTATGTCTCGTGCACCAGAGCGTAGAATCTTCTATATAGATGTGGGTAACCTACCGAAGCAAAAAGCGGAGCAATATCTCCGTGAGGTTATGTCTCGTTATAGGAATAAGTTAGTATATAATGCTGACACTGGTGAAATAAGAGACGATAAGAAATTCATGTCTATGCTAGAAGACTTCTGGCTACCAAGACGTGAGGGTGGAAGAGGTACAGAAATTTCTACTTTACCAGGTGGACAAAACCTAGGTGAATTAGAAGATATTAAGTACTTCCAGAAGAAACTCTACCGTGCATTGAATGTACCTGAGTCACGTTTAGAATCTGACAGCTCCTTTAATGTAGGACGTAGTGCAGAAATCACACGTGATGAAGTTAAATTCCAAAAGTTTGTAACCAGACTTCGTAAGAGATTCTCTGACCTATTCCTTGACCTACTTAAGACACAA